CACGTAGCCGTCGAGCGTGAGTACTGGCGCGGTCAGGGTGGCCGGGTCGACGTCGGCCGCACGCATCTTGGCGTACGCGCCCTTCGACTTGGGGGCAGCTGCCGGCGAAGCGATCACGGTGCTGGCCGCCTGGATCTGCTCGCCCAGCTCGGCGCGTGCGTTGGCTCGCTCCTCTTCGCGGATTTGGGCGCGCAGGGCATCGATGTCGAGTGCGTCGGAAGGCGCGCTGGTGGCGTGGCCCTGATCCTGCTCTTCGCGTGCTGCGGATTCCTGCTCCGCTTTGGGTGCTTCGCCCGGCACTTGCACGTTGGTGACACGGTTGGTTTTCGCTGCGGTCATGGTGGACTCCGATAGACGTTGATCAAAGGTAACGTTCGGAGTATCTGCGCGGCGGGCGGTCGGAATCCCGACTATTTCGCTCAGGCCATGTGCGAGTAGCGGCTGATCTTCGGCACGTCAGCGGCCTGCTTGCCAGTCGCCTCGGCCCAGCACGCGATGAGCTGCAGCCCCTGGTGGTACGACGGCTGCGATCCCTGCTTGTAGCCGATCAGCGTGCTCTTCGGAATCCCGGTGAAGTGCGACACGCCGTACAGGCTGTACCCCTCGGCCTTGAGCTGGTCGAGCAGGCGGAACCAGTCGACGCGGATGTCGTTGGTTCGGTTTCCAAACGCGCGCGTGCGCGTGAGGTCCACAGGTGTCACAATTTCTCCACGTCATTGATTTTGGGCTTGGGCGTCACGTTTAGCGCATCGAGCAAGCCGCCGAAGAGTGTTGCAAATAGGCAAAGCGTCGCGGCAACGCCGATGACGATGCCGAGGATGATGGCAATTGCGATCCACATGGCTAGACTCCGAAAAGTGTTGGTTGCGGCTGCTCGGTGGCGAGTGCCGTGATGGTGACGACGACGCGTGCGGGGCCCGCATCAGGTTCCATGCGTTCGGACGTCAGTCGGCGCACCCACTTGTCGTCGTCGATGACCACGCCCTTCATCGCGTCGAGCAGGACCTTGTTCGCGTTGTCGACGTCGATGCAGCGCACATCGTCATCCCAGCTGGCGCCCAACTTGCGCTGCCGGGTCTGCCAATCCAGCGGGCGGTGCGGGTACAACTTCACATCGATGTGCACGCGGCCGGTGATTGGTGTCTTCACGCCCTGGGCCAGGCACAGCGAAACAGTCTCAGCGCGCCACTTCTTGCCCTCTTTGGTGGGCAAGATGGCCAAGTGCTTGCCGCGGCTGACCGGCGTCCAGTAGCGGTTCACGGAAAGCGGGTAGGGCAGGGTGAGGGTGATCGAGTTCATGCTCGTGCTTTCGGTGGTGCCCGGCGCGCGGCCGGGCTGGTTGTTACGGCTTGTCGTAGTCGACGCTGTCATCGGCGCACGGATCGCCCTGCACGGGGCGCCCATCGTCCAACAGCGAGGCGGCATGCAATTGCTGCTTGAGCGCGTAGCCCATCAGCGGCCAAATCTTCTGCTCGGCGTTCTGGCGTGCGATCTTGCGGCCGATCTCGGCGTCAAAGTTCTCCGGACTGGCGCAGGCCGATTCGCCCGTGACGGTGAAGCCGTTGCGCAGGACCAGCACGCAGAAGGTGAGCAGGGAAAGCGGCGAACTGGCATGCGTCACGTAGTCGGTGAGCAGCGACGCGCCTGGCGTTCCGTGCGAAGCCCCGGTAACACCATCGGCCGCGGTGAAGTAGCTTACGCTGGCGATGTTCGCCTGCAGGTAAGCCGGCGTGATGCGCGGCGCGGTCTTGCCCTTGGCCTGGATCTGCGCCTCGATGCCGGCGTCGTCGTTGCGGGGTGATTCGATTCGTTCCATGTGGTTCTCCTGTGGTGCTGCGTTGGCGCTCGCGCGCGAAATGGTCTTGGGTCAGGCGTCAAGCGGCGCGCCCATCGCTTCCTGTGCGAATTTCACCTGGATCAGGCTCAGCGTCGTGTCGCCGCGCTTCTCGCGGTCGAGGATGCGGCGGGCCCATGCCCGGTGATCGATCTTGCTGGCGGCGGTCTTCGTCACGACGGTGGCCTTGAGCTTCGTCAGCATGGCGTCGGCCGATTCGCGCGATAGTGGTGCTGCGGCAGGCGCGCCGAGGGCGAGCATGGGGCGCGGGATCTCAGGCCATTCGCCGCGGTCGAGCTGCTCGTGCAGGGCGGTTTCCCAACGGGTTTTGATCTGGCTGTAGCTCTGGCTGCCGAGGTCGAAGGCGAGCGGCATGGCGGCCCAGTACGTGGCCGGATGGGACCACTTCCCGAACTCGCCGGCGGCGCGGGCCTGCACACCGGCCACGGCCTCGTAGTACGCGACCAGGCTGTCGATCGGGGCACGGCAGAGCTTCTTGAACTCAGGCAGGGTGGGCGGCCAGTCGCGGGTGGCCAGCGCATCGAGGCCGCGCTTGAGCTCGACGCCGCTGTAGCTGGCCAGTTCCTGCGACCAGAAGGCGATCAGGGAATCGGTATCGGCAGCGCCCCACTGGTCCGAGAATTTCTTGCCGTAGGTGAGCAGCATGCGTTCGAACAGGCGCTCGACCCAGCTCTCAGGCAGGGCGTTCGTTGAGGTCGATGATGGTGTCGTCAGGTTCATGGCGGGTCTTCGCTTGGATTCGGTCGGTGAGCTTCTGGGCGTTTGCTTGCAGGGCTTGGCGTGGTGAGGCACGCGGCTGTGCGGCGCCTTTGACGTTCAGCGCGGCCGCTTCTCGGGCCCAGCGTTCGAGGATGCCGACGATGTAGGCCGGGCTGATGGCCTCGTTTGGCTTCGAGCGCTTGGCTTCCGCGCAGGCAGCGGTGACGGTTTCGGGCTCGATGCCCTGCTTTGCAACGGCTTGGATGAGCGAGCTTCCTGGGTCTGCATTGATGCCGAAGCGCCGCATCGCAATCGTAATTTTCCCGGCGGCGGTCACAACCGCGCCCGGCTCGGTCTGCGGGACCTGTTCCGGTTGAGCAGTGGTGGGGTGGTCGGAGTCAGGGTTTAAGTCTGGAGTCTGGAGTCTGGTGTCTGGTGTCTGGCTAAGGTTATTTTTAGAACCCACATGGTTTTTTTCTTGATAACCATCTGGGTTATTTTCGCTTTCAGCGTTTGAAGCGTTTTTCTGCGGCCGCCCGCCTTTTTGCCCGTTGAGGCGGTTCTTTTCGGCCTTTGCACTTGCGTTCCCGATTTCGTCCTCACACCGTTTTTGGATCCAGATTCCATCGCTGAGAGAAAAAAAGTTTTGCAGAACTTTTTTGACGGCAGAAATTTCCGTCTTAGTTTTGGCGCGCAAAAGCTCGCACGCTTGGTCATCCGGGATGCCTGATTCGCGCGTGTAATAGACGTCCATCAGGCGCGCATAAACGCCGTGCTCGAGTAAGCTCAGGTGGCCGGCGTCCTTGAGGTAGTCGCCGATGTGACGCTTGTAGAAGTTCATGCGGTCTCCATCACGGCTTCGATGAAGACGCGCGCCGCTTCAGCATTGATAGCGTTTCCGTAGGCGCGCAGTCGTCCCACTCGGGCGGTAGCCCCATGAGCCAGCGGGAATGTGCTGGGTTCAACTGGCCGCCACTTTCCATCCCGGCATCCGAGCCAGTCAGCATCGCGCCATGGGCCGTTAGTCGGGCCGGGCCTGCCATGCGTGCTTGCTCGTTCAGCGGCGGCCCTTTCCCGCCCCGGTCGTGCACCCCAGCCGTGTCCGCCCCTTTCCAGTCCCGGGCTTGCGGCGTCGCCCAGCCCGACAGTACCGCCGCATGATTCAGCGTTATGTTCGGCGTGGTGAAGTTCTGCCCCGGCATGCGCAACGCGTCCGTGCTGGTCGTTGTGGGCCAACCCGTTAAACACGCCACCGCCGCCAAGTCCGGCCCGTGATTGCGCATCGCTTCCAGCAGCCCGCCCTCGAACGTCCGCACGCCCTTGTCGGCCAGCGCCGCGGTTGGCGTCGGCCAGGGCCTGAACATTTCGACCGGAAACCAAGTTCCATCGATTTCCAAGTATTGCTGTCCAGTAGTTTCGGTCTCGGATGTGCGGCGCACCGACGCCCGCAGACGGGAACGGGACACTCCCGAAGGCGTAACCCATGGCTTCCAGGTCAGCGTGTACAAGGTCGATCCAGTCATCGACAGCCGCGCTTGCAACCTGCTCACCAACGATTTCTGGAGGCCTGCACTGCGCGATGAGGTGGTGGAAGGCGGGCCATAGGTGCCGCTCGTCAGCAAACGCAGCTCCTTTGCCTGCCGCGCTGAAAGGTTGGCACGGGCAGGAACCGGTCCAAACAGGTCGATCATCTGGCCAGCCGGCGCGACGAAGCGCGAGACTCCAGACGCCGACGCCGGCGAAGAAATGGCACTGGGTGTATCCGAGGAGGTCATCTGGATGGACGTCGACGATCAAGCGTTCGTCAACATCCCCGGGGGCGATGTGGCCGGCCTGGATGAGATTGCGCAGCCACTGAGCAACGTAGGGGTCGAATTCATTGTAGTAGGCCGGCTTGGTCACGCCGCCACCCCGCACAGCTCGCGGTCAGCCTTGGCATCCGCTTCCGCCTGGTCCCATCCTTCCTGCCAGACGGGGATAGCGGCCGAGCCTGGGTTCATGTGGTGTTCGTCGCGGCCCTCGCCCTTTTCGAAAGCGTCGGCGCCGCGGTTGCGCATGGTTTGGCGGGAAATGATGGCGAACGTCATGGCTCGCTCCCGGCCTGGTCGACCACCTGGCGCAGCTGCTGGCGTGCAGCGAACTCAGCGCGTTGTTTTTTGACGTCGCTCTTGTCGGCGATCGCAACCTGGTCGCGCTGGCGCCACACCTTCGCGGTGCTGGCGATGCGCTGATCAGGCGTCCCCTTTTTGCTTTCCTCTTGCATGCTTATTCCCTTCGTGTTCTGTTGTTCGATCCCTGCATCGCCTGCGCTTCGTGCCGCAGCCTGAAGCCTTTAAACCCGCCTCGGTCGCATCTGTCCGCCGTAGGACGCCCGGCTGTTGATCCGGCCAATACCTGGGCAATGCCTGGATTCCCTCATCGGAGCCGCGCCCGTAAGATGCGCCCTCGCTTCCTTGTTCAAGAGGTGGCGGAAGAGGGGGCTCTTGTCCATGCCGGTGAGCCGGCAGATCAAGTTGAGCGTCTCCTTTTCCGCGTCGTTCAGCAGTACTTCGGTGCAGTTGGTACGGGTGTTCGGGTTCATCTGTGTTTCTCCTGGTGGTGGGGTGGTGCAGGACTTCGGTGCTACGTGTGTTCAAAATCTGACGGATGGTCTTATTGGCCTTGCTGTGCTGCGGGAACAGAAGGGGAGGTGAGGTTCGGAAAGCGCGCCGCCATGCCAGCAGTCACGGCCTTGGCGGCACCTTCTGCCGCTTCGGTTTCGTTTTCGCCGCGCACTTGCGCCGCGAGAATGGCTTGATACAAAAATTCTTCAAATGTCATGTCTTTCTCCTGAGGGTGCTACGTGTAAATTGATTATTTGCAACAAAATGGGCGTGAAAAAACGCCCAACGGGCGCTTCGATTGATCAGGCTGCGGCTGGTCGAGGCTGTGGCACGGTGAACATGTCGGCACAGTCTTGAGGGGTAACAACGCCCGCAGTTTCACGATCGATCTGCAACGCGTAATCCAGCGTGATGCGCGTGACGCCGCGCACCCATTGACTGACCAAGCCTTGCGATGCGGCCGGTACGAGCTTGGCGCCGAATGCGCCTTGGCTCAGACCAGCGTCTTTCAAATAGTTTTCGAGGTGCATGGAATGTCCGATCAATTAGAAGCAACGCTCCTTCAACCTGCATTCTACATTAGAAGCAAAGCTTTTCAAGTGCCTGAGACCATAAAAAGTATTACTAATAGAATGTCAGGCATGAAACGACGCGTACTTACAACTGAGGAACAACACGACGCCGAGCGGCTCAATGCAGCTTGGCTTGCGTACAAGGGGGTAAATCCTGGTGCGACGCAAACCTGGCTCGGGGCCGAGTCGGGCATCGGCTCCCAAGGTGCTGTTGGACAATACTTGCGCGGAGCAATACCGCTGAACATTGAGGCGCTTGCGGGTATCTGCCGAGTGATCGGCGCGGATCCTCACGCGATCAGCCCGAGACTTATGTCTGCTGTGACTTTTGTGAATTCAGACACCCCCTTGGAGCTACCGCAGTTTTTGAGAGTTCGTGCGGCCGAAGATGACGATGACGATTTCGTTCAGATTCCTATGGTCCGGCTACGTCTGCAGGCCGGCGTCACTGGTTTCCAAACAGAGCCCGATCGCCGCGACGGCGGCACGATGGGCATTCGTCGCACCTGGATCGAACGGAACGGCTACAGTCCGAACAAGCTGATCGCTGTCCAAGTGAAAGGGGAGAGCATGGAACCTGGGCTGTACGATCGAGATGTTGTTGTGATCAACACGGCCGACACCAGGCCAGTCGATGGGGTGGTCTACGCGATCAATTACGAGGGCGAAGCCGTCATTAAGAGAATGGCTCGCGATGCCGGCATGTGGTGGCTAACCTCGGACAATCCCGACCAGCGCAAGTACCACCGGAAGAGCGTGCGCGGCAACGAGTGCATCATCATTGGGCGCGTAGTGCGCAAGGAAAGCGATCGGATATGAAGATTTTATTGGGTGTTATTCTTGCAAGTTTGGCCTCCCAATGCTGGGCTCAGGAAACGCAGAGCGACGGGAACGCTTGGCATCAGCTTTGCAATGGGGAGGCTCAGATAGGACACTTGACGTGCAAATCGTTCATTTCAGGGTACGTTGCAGGAGTTCGAACCCAAGCTTTGGTGAGTAAGACTGAGCCTGCGCTTTGCATACCACAGGCGGTAACTGGAACTCAGCTGAAAGATGTGTATTCGAAGTTTTTGGCAAATCATCCTGAACTTCGGCATGAGCGTGCGGCGAACTTGGCCGCTTATGCGTTAATGAATGCCTTTCCTTGCGGGTCAGCACCGAACAAGTAGCTTAGACCCCCGATCACGAAACTACCCGCCCAGTGCGGGTTTTTTTACGACTGTTGAAAGCAACATTCAAAAATAAAAGCATTTTTCCCACAAAAATTAGAAGCAATGCTCTTGACACGGATAGAAGCATAGCTAATAATGATCCCATTGAAACGCGGCAAAAGCCGAGCGGAAACAGGGAGAAAGCCATGCAATTCACCAGAACTCATAAGTACCGCGACATCGTGCTGAGCGTCACCGTTGATCGTGGCGAGGACGGTTGCGAGGTTACCCGCGTTACCGCCGCAGATAGCCAAATCGACCTCTTCGAACTTTTCCGTCCGAGTGAGCTGGGCAGCATCGCCGGCTGCATCGATGCGCAGCTCGAGCGCGAAGCGCGCAAGCACAACGCCGACGTGCGCGCCGAGCGTCACCAGTGGCACCGCGAGTTTGCCATCGCCTGATTTACCGGTAGTAGGAGAGCGCGACGCTCTTTCGTTCGATCCGTCGCTTGCCAATCCCAGGTCAGGAAACAGGGCACTGAGCAAACAGGAAACCGCGCACGGCGTGACGGGCTGACACCTTGGAAGAAGACAGGGAACACACGGGAGGCTCTTGGAATAGGGAGTCAACTGGAAAGCCCCGTAAGCGCGGGTGTGAGGAAGCCAAGGGCATTAACAGGGGCCTCCCGTGTGGTGAACAAGCCGTCAGCCGACACGGCGAGCAGTCTGCGGGAGATGAGATCGGCACCCGCCACCACTAAGAGGAAAGCCCCGGTACACAAGCCGGCAGTCTGGTGCGGGGCCAGACACCACAGAGCAAGGGCGGCGTGGAAAGCAGGGCTGCAAGGTATCGCATCTCAGGAGACACGCGGGAAGTGCGGGAACAAGCGCACGTCAGGGCAGGCGAAAGCCGACGAGGTTCCGGGTATCGGCACAGTCACCGCGGATGCGGCGAAGTCCCGAGAAGCGCACCGATACCAAAAGCTGGAGTAGCGCCCAGCCCCTTGCTCTGTGGTTCAGGTGTGGCAAAGAGAGCGAGCACAAATGGTAAGGAAGCCGTAAAGACGGCGAACCACATAGCACCACACGCAGCGACCGGCGAACGCGGTCGACCCGAACAGCATCAGCTACCGGAGCCAGCCATGCAAGCGACGAAAGAGCAATTGCGGAAATGGATGCAGGAGCGGCAGAAGACGCCAGCGCCCTTGCCAACGCCGGAAGAGATTCGCCGGCAGCTGGGGCCGGTACCGACAACGAAAAATAGGGGATGAGGATGAGTAAAGATATAGGCGGGCCAGCCTTTCCGGTATCGGCACCCAATTACACACAGTTCGGCATGACGCTGCGCGACTACTTCGCCGCGAAGGCATTGCTGGGCCTGATTGCCGAGCCAGTTCCGCGTGATCGAGATGGTGAGACGACTGTCACGACGATGCTGCGCCATGCAGGCGCCACCGTCAGCACTCCTGCACACGCGTTTGCATTATGTGCTTATGCGCTCGCCGACGCTATGCTTGCGGAGCGTGCCAAATGAGCGACCTCCGCGACGCGCTGGACCAGATCCGCATGCTGGCCTCCGGCAGTACCACCTACACGAAACGGCTGCAGCGTATCCACGACGTGGCAATGCGTGGCTTGGGCATGACGGCGACCCAGCGCGCGGTGCACTTTGATCGCGCCGAGAAACGCGCCGCCGAGATTGTCGCGAACCGTCGCGCCAAAGGCAACGGCGAAGCGAAGCGCCAGTTCAAAGCCGCCTTGCGGGAGAGTGAGCAATGACCGCCCGCCGCCTCCTGCGCGCCGTGACGCGCCCACTCAAGCGCCTTGTCCGCCCGCTGCGCCTGCGCTATGTCGATTTCCTGATGAAGCGCTCCTGTGCCGAGCTGGAACGACTGTATGACATGCGCGACGACTTGGTGCAGCTCGAGCGCTCGGAACACATGTACCAGGTGCAGCTCGAGGTGCGCCGAGACCAGATCGAGCGGGGGCACGCATGATCCGCTTCCTTCTCCAGCAATACCGCCTGTCCCGCCGCGTGGGCTTCACCGGCCCGAAGGCTATCCGGCGCGCGCTGCGTGCTTACCACAGTGGGTTCTGAGTATGAAATCCTGCTTCAAATGTGGCAATGCTCTACCGCTTACCGAATTTTATCGGCACCCGAAGATGGCTGACGGCCACCTTGGTAAGTGCAAAGCCTGCACGCGCCTGGATTCGGCGAATTATCTCAAGACGCACCTTGATGATGTTCGTCGCGCGAAGGCGGAGCATGCGCGTTCGACGAGCGGCAAGGCTGCGTACGCTGCAGCGAACAGAAAAAGCAGGGCTCGCTTCCCAGAACGCGAGGCGGCCAGAACAGCTGTAAGCAACGCTATTCGGCTGGGCAAATTGATAAAAGAACCGTGCTTCATATGCGGCGCGGCTGCTCAGGCTCACCACGCCGACTACAGCCGGCCTCTATCTGTGACGTGGTTATGCAAATTACACCA